GGTTGCCCAACGACTGTCCATCATTTCAATAGCTGCTTCACTCCAATTAGCTTCGTTAATAGCTCCGATAAACTTTTTAAATTTACCTAGTCTAGTTCTACCTAAGTTGAACATCATATTAACAAGCACCTCTTGTAGCTCTCCAGGGTAGCCTACCCAAAACTCTTTAAACAAAGCTTCACACTCTGATATTGCTGTGTCTAGATCTTTTTCAAAACACTCTTTAACTCTTTCTTCTGATACCTTTGTACCTGAAGTCTCTCCGTGTTCGCTATCTGTTTCTAAAATAAGATGCCCTACACCAAATGTTGGGTAACCTAAATGGTCCTTGTATATCTCATATAATACACCCTCATCTATTTTTAGTTGTTCGTAAATACTATTCCTGTTCATCTTTATTCCTCTGCGTATGCAAAAATTGTGCGTGTGGTTTAACATAACAATTTGTAATGCTAATTCGTTTCTCTTTATATTTATTAATTTCGTGGATTGTACTATGATTCAATAGCTTTTCTTCTATTGAAGGTACTTGATGTTCCAACCATGCAGGCCATATAATTAAGTCTCCTGTCTCTGGTTGTATTGTCTCTTCTAAGTTTGTTGCCTTTGTTCCCAATGCCCATGTAGTGTACATATCTGACAAGGGAGATTTAAACTGTAATGGCGCATGTTCTTCTTCTGCTCTTACATAGTAAGTAGCTATTAAATAATATTGCCCGTGTGCGTGCCAACTGTAAGAGTCTCTTTCATCAAAATAAGTATACCAAGCATAACTGTGCCAATAGGTATCTAACTCATCTCGTAATAACCTGTCTTGATCCGATTGGAAGTCTTCGTCTATAGGTTGTGTAGATGTAAAGTAATCCATTACATGGCCTTTAATAATCTTTCTAAGGTCCTGCCAACCTTCTACACCTTCCATTGGATCTTGTTTTAATTTAAATTTGTGCTCGCCGCTTTCTGTGTATACTGATAATTTACTCTTTTGTCTATCCCAATGTTCTTTATGTGATTGTAATGTATCAATAGATTTCTGCATCGTAGGAAGTAGGTGTTCACCAACATTTTTTACATGAAGTATTGGTAGTCCTAATATCTTTTTCATTTTGATAACAACCAAGGGACTAAGTATTTACCTGTCGTATCCCATTTTCCCATTACAAGATTGCCTGGATTAACATGATGGTTCTTGTGATAGTCTTCTCCACCCATAAACAAATTTGAGAGTATACCTAAGTTTGTAGGTGATGCGTCTGTTCCGCCATGCCCTCTCCAATTAAGATTAATCATTTGTAACCAACTCCAAGCAAACATACATGCCAACCAAACATTTAAGTAAGGATTTATTAAGGCAAATACTATCCAATTGGCAAAGTATAAATTCCAGTAATGTTTAGTAACCCATTGTGCGTCTTTGTGCTTAGCATAGTTTCGCATAAAGGCAGGCTTTGTTACATTAAATTGTCCTAATGCTAAATTCCAAAAACCTATTTGGTTTGGACCATGAGGATCGCCTTCTTTATCTGTGTATTTGTGATGGTTTAAGTGTGCTATTACATAATGTCCTGGAGGAGCTTCACCTGTAAGCACCATGAAATATAGCATTATCTTTTTACCCAACCATGTAGGTTCAAATTGGTTATGTGTTAACCACCTATGATATCCTGCATTTGCTATTCGTGAAACAAAAGACAGTAATACAAAATACAGAATGAACTCTGTTACTGTTGCTCCGTGTGTAAACCAATATCCTAAGCCTGCTATTGCTGTAGAGAATAGTATAAAAAGTTTAAGTATTGTTTTAGTCTTATATTTCAAGTTTAGTTCCTACTATTTTAGGAGTTGCTTCTATATAATTCGCGAACTCTTTGGGTGTTGAAAAATCATGAGATATACATTCTCCTAATGGGTGCAACCCAGGTGTCATCATAGGTAATGATAAATCATAATAATCTTTTACGTTATTATTTATTAACCATTCATTGTACCTATCTTCTGTTTTTTCAGCTCCTACTGACCAATCATATCTAACCCAAGGGTTTATAGATGTTTGTTGTGTTACTCCTTTTGTATGCAGTAACTCTAAATCATTTGTCGATGCTACTTCTGTTAGGGATTTACCAACAGTTCCAAAGTCTAGAAATAACGTATTAGCCTTTTTGCCTGATTGAAAACAGAAATGTTCATAGTCTTTATCTTCTAATTTATCAGTAAAATTATGAGCTCGTAAGTAGTCTGGTTTACTGTTATGAGATAGATATGTGTATTTTAAAACTGTTCTGTATTCTTCAGGTTGAACATTGTAGAGCGTTTGTTCGTTGTAATGGCACGTTTCATTTAATTCTGAGAGTATCCTAACAACATTCATATAATACTCTATATTAACCTTTTCTATTACATGAGCGTCTTGCCATATTTTTGCCTGTGTTTCAAAATGATAATGCCCTTTATTAAATTTATCCTCACACCTATCATAAGGATCTAATTCATTAACAAGTAAAGAGTCTGGAGTATCAAATGTTATGGGAGGTTGGCCATTGACCTTAGGAGCTTTTTTTAATGCTTGTAATGTTCTTATTAGACTATTATGATGCCTTCTAGACTCTAATATAGACTCTGCAGATACGCTAGTACATATACTCTGTTCTTGTGCGAGATATCTACCGCCATCTTGTATAGTAGCATTATCAAACATTTTTTGATGTAGATGTATGAACTTCCTAGTTAAGGTGTAGTCATTTAATTCCCAAGTAATAACCTTTTCTGCTTCTTCGTTGTATGGCCATAGAGTCGTATTAGAACTATTGTTTTTTACAACATCTCCGCTACTATATAATATATGGTACTTCATACTGTATTTATTAAAGTCAAAAAGAAGGCCCCGTAAGGAGCCTCCAAAACTTTGAAAGTTTAGTTATCTTCTGCAAGGGACTTGAAGTAAGATAACGTATCATCCTCATCTGAATCTGTAGACTCAGGAGCTGATACTGCTGGTGCTGCTTGGACGCTTTTCACTTTTTCCATAAAATGGTCGTCATCTGCATCATTAGTAGTAGCTGATATAGACTCTGCTGTTGGAGCTGTCTGGCCTTTTAGGACTAAGTCCAATTTAGCTTTTAACTCCTCATAAGATTTAAATTGGTCTGGAGCTACAACACCCGATAAGGAATGTTGTGTTTGCCATAGACCTTCAATTTTAGCATCATCATCTGCTACCGGGCTTGGGGAATCAAATTCACTTTTATCATAATTACGATATCCTTCTACCTGTCTAATTTTTAACTTGAAGTTAGCGCCTTCCCAGAAATCAAAAGGATTAACTGGATTTTCGTCTTCAAATTGAGGCTGCATAACATCTTTAATTTTGTCAAAGATCTTTTTACCAAACTTGTAAAGGAATACTTGTCCTTCATTAGCTGGGTTTCCTTTATCTTCAACGACTAGGATGTTAGCATAATAATTTAAGCGTCTCTTCTGTTTACGAGCTATTTCTTTGTTAGCTTCAACACCAGAATTCCAAAGTTCAGAGTTTAATTCTGAAACTGGATCTTGTTTGTTGAGTGTAGTGAGAGAGTTCTCGATATACCATTTTCCACCAGGGCCTTGGAAGCCATGATTGAAAACTCTAACCCATGGCATATCTTCGCCTTGTGGTGCAGGCAAAAACCGAACGACGGCATAACCGTTTCCTGCTTTGTCTACTGTGGGTTTCCATTCCCGTTCATCTTTCTGAAAGTTAGATTTAGGGTTTGCTATTTTTTCGACTTCTTTCATCAAGTTATCGAATTTGCCTCGTTGATTACGAAGCTCTGAAAGTGTATTAAACGACATATATATTCTCCTGTATTGCGTTGTGTTTACGTTTTATTACGTTTTATTTTACGATGTATTAGAACTACTTCTAGTCCTAGCAATTATATTTATAAGATCTAGATGCTTTAGATGTATGTTTTTGGTATTTTTACCTATAAAAGGTGTATACTTGTTTACCAATAAACATGTGTCTTTTAGTATAAGATCGTCTTTAAAGTCATTAACAAAGTTCAATTCTTTATTTAATATAACCACCGTCTCCAATGTTATTTGTTTACCAAGTAACATTTTAAATATTAAAGGGTGTCCAGTAGCTACTGTAGCGTCTTCAATATTATCCTTTTCCATTCTTAGTTGAATGGAATTAAGATCCTGTTCAAATGTATATGCTATTTTTTGTTTATTAGCATTCCATTTTTTGTATGTTTCCATTGACTCTGTGTCAAACATTCCTCCCCACCTATCACCACTTACAAAGTTAGCAACAAGTATATCAATGATAGTTTGTCTTGTGAAGTCCCTGGCAAGTTTGCGTAGAACTAAAAGGTCTTTTCGTTTTAAGAATGTTTCCTTTTTACCTTTGGCTGCAAACTTGTGTTTCGTAACGTCATAAGACTCAGTTGTAAAGTGCAACTTTAAAGCTAAGTAAATCTTATAAACGTCAAAGGGTTCCATTATAAAGGTAGTGTTGCCTTTCTTTTTTCCTTAAGTAAATTTAAATCCAAAGCTTCTTCTTTAATTTTAGCTTTTAGATTTGAAGTTAAAAACTTCCCTATACTTTCTATCTCTATTTCCCGCTTAATACAATAGTCTACTATCATATCCATACAGCCAGAGTTCGTGTTAAAAGACATTCTCTCGATATGTTGTGAAAACTCTGTAGAGGTGTGAAACTCTTTTGTTACTAAAAATATATCTGATATTTTTTCTTTTGTCATTTCTATCGTGTTATCCACTACTATTCTAGGCATCACGTTCATTCTCCTTAACCCATTGTTTAATATAATCATGTACATCATTAGGGCATTCTATATAAGGTTCCTGGCACAAGGTTTTTTGTGCTTCCCCCTGTCTATCAAATGAATGTACAACATGGTGATCAAATGCATCTGCAATAGATGTAATTGTTTTGGGATCACCTTTCCCGAAATGCGCTGTCGATGGTAACTGTGGATCTGCCAATAGTTGTAATAACCCTTGAACCACATCATCAACATGCGTAAAGTCTCTTTCTTTGTTTCCTGTTCCAAAAACAGTTAACGGATTACCTGCTAAATAATCCTTTTTAAATTTCCTAACGACAGTACTATGTTCTCCATAGTCAGCCTCGCCAGGTCCGTAAACATTATAAAAGAACATGAGAACATAATCTAATGAATACAAATTTCTATATAAACCTAATGTTTCCTCACACACAATTTTACTGAATGTATAAGGGTTGCCTCTAGACTCGTTGTATTGTGTACTAGACGATGTCGCAAAGAACAATTTAATATTAAATATCCTAGCCCAGTCGGCTACCGCACATGTAGTTCCAATATTATTAACAATAGTGTCTGTAGGATATTCTAAAGAACGTCTTACTCGAGGACTATTTGCTAAATGAAATATTGCTACAGGTGGTTCTATTTGAGCTTTATGAGGATTAAAAGTCTTAACATCTGCTTTCCAATATTCAACATAGTCATGCTTGTAAAATACATCGCCTGCTCTGTTGTCATCTATAACAGTAACGGCGAATCCATTATCCAATAGCCTTCTGGTTAAGTGGCTTCCTATAAAACCACAACCGCCCGTAACTATTATATTAGGTTTATCTGTTAACATGTGCTTATTATACGACCGTTGAATGCTTTAGTCAACATCTTTATAGAAGATATGGTTATCTATCTTTATGGTTTTATTATATACCATAGACCATTTAGGTTTTACTTTTGGACTGTGGTACCACAACGATCCCTCAGTAAAATCTTCGGTTTCGTATGTATACATGACTTCGGCTATTAATAGTATTTCTTTATAACAGTCTTCGTCTCCAATGGTGTCTGGTTTGCCATCACAGTACCAACTGAATTGGCATGAATGTAAATCTATATTCCCGCTGGGATAATATTTGGTTTGCTTTACAACACCACATATTGAGTCAGGAAATCTTCTATCATTAACTCTATTAATGGTTACTAGAGCCACAGCCATTCTTCCTGCTGTAGATTCACTTCTGGCTTCATGATAAATGTTCTGTGCTAAACATTCTATCTCTCTCTCATCCGCATTTACTTCTTGCGCTGTCATCATAACAAAAAATAATATTGGTAATGTTATCCATAGTTTATTCATGGTTCCTCCTTTATTAGTCTGCGTCGTCAGGTACTACTTTATCCTTCTTTCGATTGTACTTAGTTTTATCCGGTACTACGGTGGCCTTGTTAAACAATTTCGCATAACGGGCTACAGGATTTCTAATCTTAGTTAGTTTCTTTTTACGCATAATAGTATTTATTATACAATCGTTAGGGGTATTTGTAAAGAGCCCAGAGTACCGTAATCACAAAAACGGCACCCGAGGGTGCCATTCCGATCTATGAGTCTAGATTAACTGGTATAATTATAAAAGGTTATGAGAGTAAAACTAACACCAATCATTGGCATTAATAATACTAACAGTCTTCCATAATACATGTACTTGGTAAGAGCTTTCATTAGAAACCTCCGACGTATGTACCGTAAATTATTCCTATGGGCAAAAGTAACGGAGCAATCATTATCGCTACTAATTGAATCGCATCACAAAGAAAACAAACTTTCTCGTTTTCTTTTAGTCTTTCAACATTGGTTCCTATGAGCTTCGCTACTTCACCGAATGTAGCTGTGGTCATTGTAAACCTCTCCTTCTTTATATTACTGAAATTTATATCATTACATAAGTTACACTTATATAACACTTATATTTATACACACCCACTCTATTAATAGAAATGTTTCTGTATATAATTGGTATTTATCAGGTAAATAGTGTATAAGACAAACCCCACAAAGTGGGGCTCGTCCGTTTTGATTAAGCTAGTCTTCTTTAAGTTTCGCTGTAGGGAAATCAGGTTCTTCGATCTTAGGCTGAATCTCATCAGTCTCCTGATCTATTCTATCGGCTGCTGTTTGAACAACACCCACACCTGTCTCAACAACAAAAGTACCTGTATCAACTACATCTTCTGTTATTGCTGTCGCCATAGTAGCTGCTGAAGATACTGTTGTGTCAACTACTGTTGCTACAACATTTTTAACTGTATCTACACCTGTACTAATGCTGGCGCATCCTACTGTGAAAATTAAGAATAAAGCGCTTATTATTGCTTTCATCTTTTTTATTTACCATGGACTGTATGTCCAGTATGGGAGTCTCTCCAAAGACTCCACTAATATTTATACAAACTGTCCTTCCGTTTCTATTTTCTAAAAAGTGTTTCTGCTCTACAAACGTCCGCACTTCTACAGTTTCTAATATTTTGCTCCCATACTACTTGTTCAGGCATCCAATCGAACTTATGTTGTCCATTGTAGCCTGAAGTTGACGGCTCAGTTATAACAATAATACTAATCACTAGCAATATTAATATTTGCATCTCTTTTCTCTTTTAGTTTAATGTAGCCTTTTTCATCTAAGTGTGTGATAGCTAACCAGGCGTGCGTCATTTCGTCACCTGTTCTACTACCACCCATTACCCACATATCTGGATCTGGATTATTTGGGTTTTCTGCTGTGTTGTCATACCATTGCTTTAGAACAATAACTGCTCCTGCTGGCAATAGTGGTGCAACGTCTGGTTCATACAAATGACTGTGATGCCATGTTGCACTCCAATTACTTACTTGGCTAATCTGCTCTGTGCGTCCTGTCTCTGGATAGAATATTTCCAAACTTGCTGCGTTCATACGCAAGTGTCCATGTGGTTGGAAACTATCTAGTCTAACTGGATGATCAAAACTGTGAAAGCCTTGTGTCATGTAATAGCCGTTGGGTGGTATAGTTATATCGTCCTGATCTCCTAGGCGATACAAACTCAAGTCTTGTTTGTATTTCAGTTGTTCGCTTTCCTCTTCGGTGTATAAC